CTCGGCGGTGTCCGCGAGAACCCCCGCAGTCGAAGCCGCCTCAATGCTCGCCGCGTCGAAAAACACATCGGGGAAGTCTCCCGCCGTTACTCCCTCCGCGGAAACGTTCGCGGAATATCCGCACCCCGCGACAGGCGACGTAAGCGCCATCCAAGCCGCAGTATCCACGGAAAACGTTGTGGGTATTGCGTTCTCGCGCACCTCTGTGACAGCCTGCTCCAGCCGCTTGATATCGTTGATCGTGGCGACTGCCGCGGAACTCGTCTCCAGCGAAATGCTCTCCGAGTTTCCCACCGCCGCGATAAGTCTCACCACCGCGCCGGAAACCGTGACCCCGTTGTAGGGCGGCAAATAGCAGCCGCCTGATTCCCCGACCGTCACCGCGTAGAGGATCTCACCGCCGTCCGCGCTCTCCGCGTACAACCCGATCGTTCGCATATAGAAGCCCTCGCCGAGCGTCTCATTTGTGAATGAACACTCCACGGTTATCGTGTTCTCGCCCGATCTTTCCGCGTGAGAAACGGGCGACGTCAGGCGGATATCGGCAAGCTCGCTCAATTCGGTCAACCCCTCCGCTTCGGACAGCTTGTACTCCGCGGCTGAAACGCACATTCTCGTGAACCGAACGCCGCTCTCAGCGCCCGCCAGCACCCGCGCAACCAGCTCCTGTCCCTGTTTCGTTATAATAAGCCTTGAGTATTGTGCCATACAAAATTTTTCCTCCTTTCTTTATGTAGAAACGGTGATGATCTCCGCCGTGCTTACCGCTCCGCCCACGCTCTGCCGGAACTGAGCCTTGCAGCGGATCGTGTTTCTCACGTCCGCGGTGATGTTGCAGGGGAACATCAGTTCGATAAGCCTCTCCAGCTCGTCCACCTGTCCGAAAAGCTCAAAGCCGGTGTCCACCTGTACGCGGTAATGCTCGTAGTCCTTTGTTATGGAGAACTCGCTCCCGCCCGCCATCAGCTCGACCTTCTTGACGAACATTCTGAGCGTGTAGGGCAGTTCGGTAAACCACCGCGAGTACACTCTCGCTCGGCGGCTTTCAAGCGTATCGTCCTTTGAGGGGATAATGCATAGCAGCTTTTCAAAGCGTGCTATGCCGTACTCGTCCGCTGTTTCAAGAAACTCGTTGTCGAGTACCCGCCGCGTCGCCTTCCACGCGGTCTCAAATTCGGGGTTCTCCGTCTCCATTACCGCCCGCAGTTCCTTGTATTCTCGGAGAAAGGGCGGGAGGTATTCTTTAAGATCTATCTTATTTAATGGCTCATTCAATGGGATTCACCTCCCCCATGACGGGGACTTCGTTTTCTCCGAGAACGATGTTCTCAGTTCCTCTTCCAAGCCTTGTGCCTGAAATATCCGCCACTCCGTTTATGTCGAGAATCCTCGTCTCGATCTGCGAGATCCTCACCGCCGTCAAGCCGGTTGAAGCCCAGCCCTTGCGAAGTTCGAGCAGATAATCCGAGACCGCGCTTTCGATAGCGCTCCTCAGATTATCCCAGCCGTACCCGGTCTCAAAGACGATGCTTGTGCTTATGTTGATCGGCACTTCGACCGCGCTTTGTACCGTTACGATATGTCCGATGGGCGCTAAACCCATTCCCTCGCCCATCTGTTCGGCGGGGTCGAGCGTTTCCTTAACTTTTGCCGTCAGGGTATCGGAAGCCGCGTTGTATGAAGAATCGAGAATTGTCACCAGCACCGCGCCGCCTGCCGTAAGCTTGCCGCTTCCCGCCGCCGTAAGCATTCCGGAGAACCACTCCCGCACTTCCGCGGGGAGACTGTCTCTATTTACGGTAAACCATTCGGAAACGCTCGTGTCGGGAATTAATTCGGCGGGTTTGATATCGCCGTTCCACACGCGCTTGATCTTCACGCCGCCCACTCCGGGGATAGCGCTCACTCTCTCGATGTAGTCCGCGCGGTTTCCCCCGAATTGCTGCACGTTAAAGGAGTTGAAATAGCGTTTGCGTAAGTCCTCCGTGTCCTCCTCGTCCTCGCCGGGGATAAGCACCTCGGTGAGCGCGGCGCTTTCCAGCCCGTCCACATAGTCTATGGGGATCATCTCCCCGAGGAAACGATTCCCCGCAGTCCCCGCCGTCTCGCAGCGCACCTCGTACACGCCGTCCGCGATTTTCCGCTCAGCGGTGTAGTTAAGCTCTCCCATGCTGAAGCGCTTCCCCTCGACCTTGGCGGCAGCGGGGGAGAACTCTCCCCTCAGTATCGCGTGTTCCGCGGGGAACGGCGCTATCCCTCGCTCCTTGCACCGTAAAACCAGAAATTCGCGCGACGCGGTATCGCCGTAAGCCTCCCCGATTATGCGCTCCAGCTCGATGTAGAGCGCCATCAGCTCCATTGCGGCGGGGGAGAGCGCGTCAAAGATGACCGACCCCTCGCGCTTGTCCAGCTTGTCGCTTACCCTTGCCAGCATACGCTGCCGCAGCTTCTCATGGGTTATGTCCTGAAACATCAGTAGTTCACGCTCCTTTCGCTTGAAAACTCTCCGAATACGGTCTTGACCTTGAATGTCGCCAGCAGCTCGCCCTTTTTCTTGCTGGAGAACTCAAAGTCCTCCACGGACAAGATCCTCTCGTCCTGAAGCAGCGCCTCGGAAATGCGCCGCTCCAGCTCCGGCTGAACATAGGACATGGGCTGCCCGAAGAGATCTGAAAGTTCCACGCCGTAGTTCCCCGAGTAGATAAGATTCTGGTATCGTTCCGTCTGGAGTATCTTAAAGACTGCCTGCTTCATTGCCTCTAGCTCGTCCGTATACCCTCGGATAACCTCGTCGGAGACGTTAATCCCGAACGTCCTTGAGGGCTGCTCCGCCTTCTCGTTAAGCCCGATAAAAGCCGCCGCGTTAATTGAAGGAATCATTCAATCACCCACCCTGTCCGCAACTAAAAACCGCTGCCCGCCCGCCAGCCGTATCAGCACAACGCGCTCGCCCGCCTTGAGCGAATTCAGCACTTTGATTTTCTTCTTGTCCTTGATTTTGGCAAGCTTAGGCTCGGCGGTAAGCTCGTCCCAATCCATTTCGACTTCGATCTCGCAGTCGGTGACTGCGCGCGAGAGAATAAGCTGCCCCTCGCTCAGCGTCAGCTTCTGCTCCACGAGAATTTCAAGCGGCTTCTCGCTCTTCACCGTGCCGAAGAAAACCCCGCACGGCTTGCCCGCTTCCACCGCGCCCACTGCGGCGCGCTTGATCTCCTCGACCAGCTCGGTAATATCAGCCATTGACTTCACCTCCGCGCAGCGTAAGATCCATCAGATGCTCGTTTTCCTTAAAGACGTGCCGAGCGTTCTCCACGAGCATAAATTCTCCCGCTGTCAACGTGTCAACTCCGCTCGATTTAAGCGAAACGCCGAGCATAGTCCCCGCTCTTACGCGCGCGTCTCCCGCCGCGTTTTTGAGCTTAAGCCCGCGCGACTTGCTGTTGTATAACTTGAGGAGAGCGTCGGCTTTCGCCTTGCCGTTCTCGTCCTTAGCCAGCTTTCCGAAATATTGAAGAACGCCCCACGCCTTTATGTTGTCGTCGCTTTTCGCGGTAAAGACCTCCCGCTTTCCCGACTTCTTGTTCTCTCTTACCAACTTTATCTGGTTGAACGCGTCCTCGATGCTTGAGGAGAATTCAAAATTCTCCGCGCTGTCCTCGCCAAGCATAAGGTACTTGTCCCCGTCCTTGACTATCATATCCGAGATGTTTTTCAGGGAGATCTTCCCGCAGTCGTCATACATCACAAACATCTCACCCGTGTTCTGCAAGGTGAGATCGAGGGCGTTCTCCACTATGTCGAAGAGCGTTTCGTTGTCCTCCACCCGCGAGGGGATAACGTATTTCGTATCGGCTATCTCGCCCGTTTTCATGCCGAAATCCTCGGCGAGCATTTTGACGATCTGCGCCGCGCTTTTTCCCGAGTAAACGTAGGTGTCTCGGTTTTTGAAGTAGCGGAGCTGATCGTACGCGACGATGGAGATTATCCCCTCCTTGTCCCAACTCCGCGAAAAGATATACCCGCGGAACACCTGCCGTCCTCCCACCGAGAAGGACACCTCCGCGCCCTCGGCGGGTGTCATTGCCTTGTCGCGCAGCACGGAAAACGTGAGTTTTCCCGCCGCGCCCTTCCGTGCCGTACTCCAGACGATCCCGTCCGTTACGACGGGGGAGAACACCCGTTCTCCGTCCGTTATCATAAGTTCGTAATTCATTTCTATGTCACCGCCTTGACCGCCTCGGCAAGCACCCAGCCGAGCCACCCGCCTTGAGGGGTAGTGACATGATACGGGTGCGAGCCTTTCATGTTGATGTAGTTGATTTTCCCGCGATAATTCGAGAGGGTACGTCCGGGTTCTGCGCCGTAGCTGTTCTTGAAAAGCCTGCCGTTCACGATGACCTCCGAGCCGATCCCTATCGGCGCGTTCTGAACCGTAGACGGAGGTCTTTCGCCGCTTGTCTGTGTATTGTTGTCCTCGATTTTAACGACCTTCGCCTTGAACTCGCGGTATTCGCGGAGGGTGATCCGAGCCGTCACGTCATAGAGATCCCCCGCGCTCTCGGAGAGCCGATAGTCCTCCAGCGTTACGGTCATATTTGTGGAGAACATCGGCACGCCGCCCGCGCCGTTTCTCGCCACAATGAATTGAAAAGCCCGCCCCGCCTCTTTTAGCTCGTTCAGCTTGTCGATGTAGAAGGACGGCTTCTTGAAGCCGTCCGGATATCTTGCGAACGGATATCTTTCAGCGGGAAGCAGACACTCAAATTTGATGTCCGCAAGCTCCGCTTTTTTGATGATGCTCGCCTGTCCATCGTTGATGAGGTTTATCGTCCTGTTGCCGCTTTTCGAGCTGATGATCAGCCCGTCGGGCGCGATCGGCAGCAGGATCTTGTCCAGATAGAAATCGTAATTCATCAGTAATGCACCCCCTCCGACATTGAGAACGCCGCCTCTCTTAACGCGCCGCACAGCATATCGATCAGCGTATCGGCGTCGCGCCCGGCGTTCTCGTCAAAGCCGCGTATAGCCGCCGGTTCTTCCGTATTCTCTTCAAAGCCGTTGATCGAGCTTGCCGCCTTTTTGGGGGAGACCGCGTTTTGCATTCTCCACGATTCGCTCAAGCTCTTATTTTCGGAGACCGCGTTTTGTATTCTCCGCACCACGCCTGTTTTCCTATTTTGGGAGAACCCGTTTTGCTCTCCCAACATTTTGCGTATTCCTTCCGTCACGAAGAACCCCGTAATTTCCACACTCCGGTCAATGGAAGCGGTGCTGTCCGTCCCGAGGATCTGCCAGCCGTTTAATTGCTTCTCCAAGCTCTCCCCGAGCCGATATCCCAAAGCGTTTTGTTTGCTTGTGGAGTTTACAGCGTTTACGGCATTTGCGGCGCTGATAGCATTCAAAGCGCTTGCGGAGTTTACAGCGTTGAGAGCCGCGCTTTCCATGCCCCAGATCCAATTGTTCCCGACATTCCAAGCACCCCTTACGCCGCCCATGCCGCGCAACCCGCCAACATCACGCAAGCCGCTAACGCCGCCAACACCATTAACGGCACTTGCGCCGCCAATGCCACGCGCAATATCAACGCCGCCCAAACCGCCAACCGCAAGAACGCCGCCGACTTCCCGGGTAAACCCACCGCCCCGAATCTTTTCCGGGACGTACCCGCCGCCCGATTGCCCGCTCCCAAGACCGGTATAAAAAAAGCGCCCGTTCAAATAGCCCGAGCGCATATTGGACAAACCAAAATTCCCGCCGTTCCCCAAGAACCCATTCTCACCCCACCCGAGAATCCCTCTCTCAAGCGGCATAAGATAATCAAGGATTCTCCGGTACAGTTCTATCATCTGAAATATAGTAACCATCACCGCGTCACCTCCGTAATTTTCGTTCCGACTCCCGTTCTCGCCGCTCGCGCTCGTCAAGCATAATGTCGATAGCCGCAATGATGAAAGCCCTTTCCGCGTCGTCCATCTCGAGAAACTCCGACGGACGGATATGAAGCTTGTGGAGGGCATAGTAGGCATAGCCTGCCTCCGCACACCCTCCGTTTATCAGTTTTTTGCGTTATCCACTCTTTCGGACATAGGGGTAAGCCCCTGAAGCTTCTGAATAAAGAGCGCCAGCTCGGCGTACTCGCCGGGGTCGTCCACCATTGCGTAGAGAAGCTCCTCGGGTGTTCTCGCGCCGTAGCTGTCCTGAAGCTCCTTATCGTAGAGATTCGGGAAGACGGTGGCGCAGGCGATAAGCCTGTGCAGATACTCCGAGGACTTTCCCTTTACGTTTTCCGCCGCCATTACTTCCTCTTGGAGAAGGGCGTTCTCCTTAGAGGATATTCGGCGGAACTCCCAAAGGAGCGGCTCGCCGTTCTCATCAAGAAGCGACCGCGTAGCGGCATATTTTTCATTCGGCTTGACGATCTTGCAAGCCCTCATAAACCGACTAAACTCAGACATAAAGACCTCCTTAGATTTTGCCCCTCACCCAAAGGGCAAGGGGCAATTTGGTTTTTCTTTCAAAAAAGAAAATAAGAAAGAAAGTGATTTTTTTCAGTTAGTCTCGAATCCGTCCATCATGGTAAAGCTCTCGGGCATATCCCAGTCGTCGAAAGTACCGGAGAGCTTTTCGTCGAGGAGATCTTCGCCGGCAGCGAACTTAGCGAGGGTGATATCCTCGCAGAGACAGTCCTTGTGGACGATAGTCTGGCGACCGACGGAGCTTGTGGGGTCTTCGTTGGAGACTTGGATCTCGAAATACTGAAGCTCCCCGGACTTCTGATAGTTGCGCATCATCTCGCGGATAACCGACTGGTTGTAGTGCGCCTTAGCGCTCCACGTACCCTCGCTTCCGGCTGCCTTATGTCCCGCGCCGACCTTTCCGAGGATATTGACCTTGACGATATTCGTTTTAAGTCTGCTCTCGAACTCGGTGAGCGACATAAAGTTGTAGCGCTTGCCGTCGATCGTGATAAAGCATTCGGCAAGCCCCGCGTAAACCGCGTCCTTGCCGCGCATAGTAATATTTCCGGACATTCAAATTCCTCCTTTATGGTTTTATAGTCTTCTCCTCCGCCGGTGGCGGGGGAAAAGCTGATACGAAGCAGACGGGGCTTTATCGACAGTCTGCGGCATTTTAAGATACCGTAACCGTCATATAAAGCTTTGCCATCGCGTTGACTACCGTAACCGCGTCGCTCACGACCACGGACTTTTTGCTGTCGCCCTGCGCCACCACAATATCGCTCTCGGAGAAATTCTCGATAGCGCGGATATCATTAAGCTGCCTGTGGTGATTTACGATATCGCTCCAGAGCGAGACGCGCCCCGCATTGTCGTTAGGCACTACTCCGAGGTACTTCGTATTGAAGAGGACTGCGATATCGTTTGCTATCTGATCGCAAACACGCATTGTCTGGTTGTCCTTGAAGATCTCTCCCTGTGTATCGGAGACGGTCACCATTGTGTTGATATCCTCGAGAACTCGGATATCGCTGTTCACTCTGTGCAGCACAAACTCGCCCGCCTTGATAGCGGCGATAAGCTCGTTCTGGGTGAATTCGGTGTCGGGCGTGAACTCCCCGTCATACCTCTTGTTCTGGATAGACTTGTTGACCGCGCAGCCCGCTTCCGCGCCGGTGACCCAGTATACGAGCGCCGCCTCGTTGGGGTAAACCATGCCCTCGTCGCTCTTTACCGCGCCGTCCACGCACTTGTTCTTGACGCTGATCACGCCCGAGTAGTCCGCGTTCTTGTTGTAGAGAACGAGCTGGAACTTCGCGCCCACCTCGTCCCTCATACGCTTGCAGAACGCCGTGAACAGCCCCTTTGTAGTCTCGTCGGTAACGACCGCGCCCATCGTGTTGAACGAATACGCCTCTATCTTGTCGAGATAGTCCTGATAGCAAGCGCCGGTGATCTCGCCGTTCTCGCCGCCCGCAAGCGGCGCGCCCGCGTTCACGGCAAGCACCGCGTCCTTCTTGAAGCTGACAAGCCCGTTGTCCTCAAGCTCTGCCGCGCTTGCGACCGTCTGTACGTCGGCGCTGTCCACACCAAGCATTGTAGTCACGTCGAACTTCGAGCTGTCGTCCGCGTTCTTCGCGATGACTATGCGAATGTCGTTTCCTCTTGTGCCGCCGCACTTTGCGACCGCGAATTCGTTCGCTGCCTTCACGCCCTTGTTCAGGCGATAGGCATACAGCGTCTGCGCGTTAAGGAAAAGATCGCGCAGCCCCTTAAGCTTCTCATGCGTGTACGGATAGCCGAAGATCGCGAGCGAGTTCTTCTGAAAATCCTCGCTCGTGACCTCAAAGATCTTGCCCTCCTCGCCCCAATCGAGTTCAAGCGGCATAGTCGCAGTGCCTCTGTCGGAGAGGGCAGCCGATGCTCTTGCCGCGCTCACGAAATTGATGTACGAGCCGGGCAGCACCTTATTCTGAACCAGAAAAGAACCTCCGCCAAGTGCCATTTAAACCACCTTGCCTTTCATAAAATTTTGGATAACTTCCTTGACCTGCTCTAAGGAATAATCCTTGTCGGGCTTTAAGACCGCCTGCAGCAAGTCGGTATTCTTCTTAAACAGCGCGGACTTCACCAATTGTAGCTTGGAGAAAACCGCTTTGTTTTCAGAGCCTTTCATTTAATCACCCCGTTTTTCTTATTTGAGAGCCGTTATAAGCAAGCCTCTCCATCTTATCCACGTCCTTCATATTTACAATAAAGAACTCGAAGGAGACGAAAAATTTCAGCCCCCCGTTTTCGACCTCGGCGCGCTTGTCTATGCCGCGGAGAAGCCCCTCGTCGGTGCTTACTAATTCGAGCAGTCCGAAGAGCGCCTTAGCGACCGTGTGGCATTCTTCTCTTGCGTCAAGCTTGTTTTTCGGGTAGTAGACGATCTCGACCTCGACCTTTTCGCGAAACCGCTCGCCCACGGTTCTCACACAAGAGCGCTTGACCTCGCGGATAAAGAAGCACGGCGCTTTGAACCCCTGCGGGAGCGCCTCCACAAAGACCGAGCATTTGCCGAGCTTGCTTATCGCGCTTCCTACCGCCTTGAGAATATCCATTATTCGCCCCCCTCTCCGCTGAAATCAGAGAGCAGCCGCAGCATCACTTCCTGATGCGTGGGGTAGACTGCGGGTATCCCGCTCATCGCGAATTTCCGTTCCAAGCCGTCCTGCCTTACGGTGATTTTCGAGCCGCTCATGATTTTGATATCGGGTGAGATAAAGAGCTTCGCTCTCTGCGAGACCCTTGCCGCCGTCTCGGTACTCTCGGCGCTTTTCAGCCCCTCGAACGAGAGACGGCACGGCATATCCCGCAGCACGACCTCCTCCGCGACCCGTGTGATCCCCGTGTCGGTATCTTTTGTTTGGGAGAAAACGGTGATATCGCACGCCCCGCGGTATTCGCTTTCGATCGTCGCCCTCGCGTACGCGAATCGCGAATTCGCCGCCGAGCGTTCGGCGGCGATATTGTACTCTCTTGCCAACGTCACCATCGAATCTTCCGATAGCATGACAGCTCCCCCTTTCCGCGATTGAGCAGATACGTGATCAGCCTGTCAAGCTTTGCCTCGGGAGAATCCTTGTCTCTCACCGCGAAGGACGTTCCCGCGTCGCCGATCGTGATCTGCCTTACCGCGGGCGACCCCGCCAGCATCGCGATATCCTTCGGCGCGAACGTGCGTTTCGCCCCGAGGAACTCACCCGCCGCCATATCCGCCGCCACGCTGATTAACCCCTCGGGGATATCCGCTCTCCCGCACTTGTTCCTGACCGCGCTTTCCACGCGCTCAACGGCGAGGCTCATAAGAGCCTCGTCGCCGTCCTTGAATACGTACCCGAATGATCCCAGCCGCTTCTTTGCGGCTAAAAGAACCTTGTCCATTCAAATCAGCCTTTCGAGATAATACGCGCTATTGCGATAGACTTGTGCGGCACAGCCTCAACGCCGTTGTTGATGACGCGCCAGTTTTCGCCGTTCGCGAGATCGTCGTTAGACGCGGAAGCCACCAGCGACGCGGGCTTCTCGAACGACATTCCGTCCACTCCGCAGATGAACCTCTGACGAACGTAGAGGGTGTCCTCGCCGCCGTTCTTCGCGGGATCGCGGGACAGCTCGTAGGGGTGCGCGTCGCCGATATCGTCCAGAATGATCGAACCCGCGCCGAGGACATAAGTGGTGTAGCTTGTATACGCGGGTACGCTGCCGTTCGCCGCGACATACTTGGTGGGCATATTGTCGTCGATAAGTACGGTGCGCCCGTTCCATGTACCGATAGACAGCTCGCGCGAAATTCCGTCCTTGTCGGTGTAGGTAAGATACTTCATAAGCTGGAGATTTTCGAGACGCGCCGCCACCTCGCTGTGCATAATGACGAGCTTAAAGATATTCTTGTTGTCGCCGCACGCCTTCTGCATTGCGCGGTTAAGGGTGTCCACGCCGACATACGCGTCGTCGCCGGTCTTGCCGGTAATGTCATAGGTGTGGTAGTTGATGAAGTCCTTCGCCGCCTTAGCCGCAGCGTCCGTTCCGCTTGTGTTCATGGAGAATACGCCTTCCAGCATTTTAAGGAGAATGCCCTGTTCCACTTCAGCTTTGTAGTCGGCGATCTGTGCGGCAACATTGTCCATAAAGTCCACGCCCGCGGTAATGGACTTGGAGAACGAGCGCTCCGTCCAGCCGTCCATTCTCGACGCGGTAACGAATCCCTGCTCAAACGAGGTAGTGGTGTTCGCGGAGATATCGGTGTTGCCGTCGTTGTTCTGAGAAGTTGCCGCGCTTATCAGCCCGAAGTAGGGAACACGCGCATACAGCGACCCGCCCTGACTGCCGAGGGCGGCTCTTGCGGAGAGGTTCACGCCGACTGCCTTGGACTTTGCGAGTTCGCTTTTCGCGGGATTGGGGATTCGCTTAATGTAGTGTCCGAACGCCTCGGGATTAAAAGACTTGGAATCAAACTTTGCCATTGTACATCATCCTTTCTTAATCGTTAAATTAACCCAATTTAAAATCGGGGTTCTCGCCCATATACGCGCTAAGCTGCGAGTAGCTCATCTGATTCGCGTCGATCGCGGGAACGCCGTCCGCGGAATCTCCCGGCTGATACCCCTTGAATACGGGCTTTGCCGGCTCGTTGAAGAGATACCCGTCCGAGCTTTTCAAAGCGCCAAGCTGTTCCGTAAGCCCCACTGCTTTTCCGTCCTCACCGAGCGTAATGCTCTCGAGGTCAAGGAGACTGCGCACGGCTTTTTGGTTCTTTGCGCCCGCCGCGGTAAGCTCCGCGTCGACCGCGTAGTCGAGCCTGAGCTGCGCAAGCTGCTTCTCGTGCGACTGAGCCTGCTCCAGAAAAGAAGCCGCGATACTTTCCGCCGCGCTTTCCGAACAGCCTAACTCCATCAGTTTTTCCTTAGTCATAGTTATCACACTCCTTTAATACAAAGGGGGAATCCCCCTTTTGGAATCCCCCGTTTTTTTGGACTATTTTCTTTCAAAAAAGAAATTAAGAAACAAAGTGATTTTTTCTTCTCAGTTCCTTGTCAACGTCGGTGACCCACGGATGCTGCTCGATGATAGTTTCCTCGGAGAGCAGCCCCACGGAAGCCGCGCAGCTTGCGATCGCCTCAGCCTCGTTGACGAGCATATCACGGTTAAAGACGATAGACGCGTCCTCGCCCGAGTAATCTACACCCGTTGTGTTAAGCAGATGTATGTTGACGAATTTCAGGATCTCCTCGAAAGAAGCCTGAAGCTCCGTCTCCATATCGTTCGCGTCGAGATCCATATCGGAGTACATGGATTGAATATTCATTTGGTTAAGGTTCACGCCGGGTCTGTTGTTCCACGCGTTGAAGCCCATAGCGTTCTCCACGAGCGCCTTTTTCAGGAGATCGAGAATAGCCGAGTAGTTTTCCGCGCTCACCCCGACGGAGAGCGTGTCCACGCCGCCCTTTGCGTCGCCGTCGCAGCGAATCTTGACCGCGCCGTAAGCCGCGAGATTTCTCCGGAACTCGCCCAGATCCTCGCCGTCGTAGTTTTTGAGAACGAGGATCGTGTTTCTCGCATCCTCCTGCATATTGTTCTGGAAGTCGGAGAGCATCGCGTTAATTCCGTCCTGCAAGCTCTTGACCCTTTTCAGGAGGGGAGACTCTGTGTCCCCGTATTTCAGTGCCACAAGCGGCACTTCACCCCAGCTAAGGGGGAAAACCTCGCCCGCCCCGCGGCTTGCGTTCACATACGGGAGACATTCGGGCGCGCCGCTGTCGGGAACAAGCTCCCCGCCCTCAAGGACGAAGCACCTCACGCCGTCTTTGGTGAACAGTTCGACCTTCTCTATCGTTTTTTTGGAGAAGCCGTCATACGCCTCCACACAGTACAGCCTGACCGCGCAGTCAAGGACGGTATGCCTGCTGTCCTTCCAGAACGGGAGGATCTCGTAAGCGGGAAAACACCTGAACGAGAATCTTCCCCTCTCGTCGTAGAAAGGGTAAAGCCACGCGATCCCGCCGCAGAGAAGCGCCTTGCCCGCGGATTTGAGCATTCGCCGAAACGAAGCGTTGAAAATGCGTTTAAGAAGCCTCTCATAGGTTTTGTTCTCGCTTGAGACGACAAACGGCTTGCCGAGTAGGTAGTCAGCCTTCTGGTTTACCATTTTGCCGTATTGGTTGTCGATAACCTTGTTGTTGGGGAGATTATCGACGACGATAGTCTCGCCGTTTTCGCCGATAGCGGTACGCTGCCGACGGAGAATATCGTGTTCGCAGTCGTAGTAGAGGAAGCCCTTGATCTGCAACATGCGCGCTCGAGAATTTTTCCACTCGGTGATCTCGTGCGCGAAAAAATCAAGGTCAGTCATAATCCTCAAAACAATCACCACCCTTCATATTTTTTAATTTTCTTTCAAAAAAGAAAAAAGAAACAAAGTGATTTTTTCCCTGCTTGAAACTCTGCTCCAAGCCTCTTTTGTTCATTTTAATTATAACATACTGAAAGAAGAAAATCAAGCGGGAAGACCCGATAATAGACGGGAAAATACGGGAACTTTTACCTTATCGGAAGCTGAAGGTGTTCGCTCTTGCGAATCGTTCCGTAGCGTATCTCATAGCGTCCATGAGATGGTTGTAGTCGTCGGCGGGTCGGTTTACGCGCCGTCCGTTCTCGTCCACACTCCATACATAGTTGGAGATCTCGTTGATGAAGTTTCTGCACCTCGGGTGAATAATGATGTGGAAGTCCCGAAGAAAATCGATCCCTGCCTTTACGCTGTCCGCGCCTTTTCTCGCGGGGGTGATCCGCGTCAGCCCCAGCGTGCGCAGCCTGTCGATTGATTTCGGCTCAGCCGCGTCCGCTACGATCAGTTCTTTTCGATACCCCGCGCTCTCGATCTTCTCAAAGAGCCGCTCGTTTGAAAGCCCGTATTCGTAGATCTCGTCGAACACGCGTATGATCTTAGCCCCGCATTCCACCAGCCCGCAGAACAGCGCGGACGGATCGTTGACGTACCCGAAATCCAGCCCGAACGCGCTCTGCACGTTCGCCGCCCGCCGCGCCGCGTCAATGTCGAACTCAGTTATCTCGTAGTCCTCAAAGACTGTCCCCTCGCACGCGCCCCATTCGCCCAGCCCGACCACCCGATAGTGTTTCGGGTTCGTCTCCTTCAGTTTCTCGAAGAATTTCAGATCCGCCTTATCCAGCCATTCGTTGCAGGTGTAATCGGTAGTCATGGCGAGAACGTCCTCGCTCGGCGAATCGAAGAACCGCCGTTTCAGCCAATGCCGCTCATTCCACGGATTGAAGGTCAGCGTGACCTGCTTGAACAGATCCTCGCCGACCGACCCGCGAATACTCTCGTCCAGCATATCGAAATCCACCTCATCGGAGATCTCGAAAGCCTCCTCTATCCACAGCCAGCACAGATACCCATGCTCCACGGTGATAGAGGTGATTTTTGCGGGATCATCCAGTCCCCGAAAGAAGATCCGCTGTCCGGTGGGCTTGTAGACCATCTCGAGCGTCGACTCTTTAATGTCCCATAGCTTGCCCACGCCCAAGCGGTTTATCGCCCATTTCAGCTCGGAGAAACAACTGTCCTTCAGCGTCCGGAAAACCTTTCTCACGACCAGCAGATTAGCCTCGGGATATTGCATTATCCGCACGATAAAGTTAAGAGCGGCAGTCTTGCTCTTCTTGGAAGCTCGTGACCCCTTGCATACGCGATACCGCTTGGTGCATTTCCAGAACTCCCCGTACCCCTTTCCCACGATCTCCGGTAAATTGATCCTCACTCTCTCACCCCCTCTCTTTGCTAACTTCCGCGCCCTACTGGGGGGCAGCGCCCCCCACAATCCCCGCCCCTACAAGGCAACGTCGTCCCCTCCGCAGATAATGACAGGCTCATCGGGTGCGCCCGAAGACGCACATTCGGAGAACATACCGTAGCGCTTGCCGATAAGTTCAGCGGCTTTAAGTCGTTCGCGAGCGGAGACCTCGATCATAGCGAGGTGTTGTTCGCTGCCGTTACGTAGGACGATCTGTTCTTTAGAATCCCCGCGCATAACGGCGGTAAGGAACGCGAGGACTTCCTCGACGTCGGCGATATTCTTGTTGTGGAGTTTTTGAAGTTCGCCGTCGATGTACGCGCGTATATGGGGTTTAGCGAGCAGCTTGTAGGCGTAGGAACATCCGCCCGATTTCTCCTTTGAATATCCCGCGCGTACAGCGGCTTGGGTGGCGTTGCAGTCTACAAGGTATTCGTCCGCGAAGCGCTGTTGTTTCGGGGTAAGGTCGCCCGGCTTATTTTGCGTCATGCATTCACCTCCTTTTGGGTAAAGAAAAACCCCGGACATATCCGAGGTTTTGTGTTTTTGTGAGATCCTCTCGCCTAGAACTTCACATTCTAATTATACAATGAACGAAATTAAAAGTCAAGCGGGATTAGACGGGAATTAAAGGGAAAATGCGGGAATTTCCGGGGAATTTTCCCACCTTCGCGCGACAGCGGAGCTTTTGGGAATCTTGACGGCTTTCAGAGCCTTACGGTGCAGCTCGACGGTGTAGTCGTAGGAGAAGTTAAGCTCGTTGGCGCATTGGGTCAGCGGCTTGTGTTCGACGTAGATCTTGAAGAGAAGCCGGCTGTAGTTGACGTTGGGCAGATCATTGAGGACGGAGATGATCTCGTGTCGCTTAAGATCGGTCTCGGCGATTTTGTCGATGAGCTTGTTTCTGAGATCGACGACCTTGTCGATTTGCTTCTCGAAGGAAGCCTCATGCGGCGTAGTGCCGTTCTGAACCCTCACGTTGTCGTAGCGGATGGCGCGGATTCTGCTTACGGTGTTCTGCGCGGCTTCCAGCTCAAAGCAGAGGTGCGCGGCTTCGTTCTCGAGATGTTCGATCTGCTTGAGATATTCCTTAGGTGTCATAGCGATACTTCCTTTCGTTTATTATTTGCTGAGAATCTGCTCAGCGGTTTTGGTGACTGCGTTTTCGAGGGCGGCTTTGATGAAGCAGTTCCTGCAAAGCACCTCGCCGTCGAGGAGGTAAAAACGCTCTGCGTCGTCCTCGCACCTATCGCAGCAAACGGCGGGCGAGTTAAGCAGCGAGCAGAACGCTCCCACGCATGGCAGTCCACAGTCCACACATTCGTTCGTGTATTTCAGCAT